TGTGGAGAAAAGTATTGTTGTAATCCCTTCCACCTCATCCCCCAACACGTTGGTGTCTTCGTTGACCAAGACAGCTACATGGAATCCTTCGAGTTAGCTTGTCAACTTCATACGCTTAAGCAGCAAGTTGCTGAGTATATGATTGAAGAAGCTCTGAAAGAACAAACACGTTTGGATGAATCTGAAGAGATTGATTCTCGTGCTGAACTTTTACTCAATCCAGAGACAGGTTTTGCTGAACGCTTCGATGCTGTCATGACTGACATGCTTGCTGGCAGACACATTAGTCAAACAGAACCTGAGCAACCTGGACTCTTTCGTAAGCCATCAGAAAATGATGACGAGCAACAAGAGTTCTAACCCCACACTAAGTATTAAGAACGCTTATCCTAAACAAAGAGTCATTCAATTATGTCTAGACGTACAGATCTACTTCAAGCCCTGGTTCAATCCGACAAGTTCGGTGAAGAGAAAAAGCAGGAGCAGCAATTCCTTATTGCTACTGCAGAGTTAATCCTCTATGACCTCATCAACATAGCTATTGCTGGTGTTGAAAGAAGCGGTGCTGGTTCATTAGTTATCAATTTACAAAACGACTCCACGACATTTATGTCTGGTCACTCGATTGAATTTGATATTCGAACTGCTGAACGTGAAGAAGATACTGACATCCTTGAGTTCCTACGTGGACTGATGGAAGAGATTGATGAGAATGACTGGAGCAAAAATGTTTTAATTACCTTGATTAGTGATGCTGGAACAAGAACATTTGCTGTCGAAGCAGGAGGGAGCCAAGAAAGCCTCCGAGCGCTTGCAGCAGAATTTAGCGGATAAGTTAAAGTCTCAAGGACTCAAGCTACCTCTCTATCCGACACCTCAGATTATTGAGCGTGCTCGTGAAGTGATGGGTGGCATTGACTTTGATCCAACTTCAGACCCTGTACAGCAGGTGCTGGTCAACGCTACGTCTGTTCCTTCAATAGAAATCAATCCCTTACAAGAGCACTGGCACGGCAACGTCTGGGTCTCTCCTAAGGGAGCTGTACGTAACTCACGCATCTGGTTTAACAAGACAATCAATGAGTACCGCAATGGTCACATCAATAGCTTTGTCTTCTTTACCAGTGCATCTGAGCTAGTCCGTGCATCACCTGTCATCTGGGACTATCCCGTTTGTATTCCGTTTAAACGTATCAAGCAACTCAAAGCTACAACCAAAGGCTTTGAACCAGTCTGTCCATCAACGTGGAATGCCATTATCTATGGCCCACCACTTGAGCAAGTAATCTCATCCATTGACAAAGTCTCCCTGTTTTATAACAGCTTCCGTGACATCGGCAGAATTATCTATAACGAATTTGCTGGTGACGGATGGAACAAAGATCTTGAATACTATGACGAACAACGGGGACAACTGTAATGAGCAAGCACATTGACAAGAACTATCTCTACGATCTTCCATCTGGAGCCACTGTTCATCCTTGTAGGTTGATCCACAAAGATGGCACACTGATGTGGAAGCATGCGCTTCTGTGCCGTGAGAACGTCGCTAACATGCCACGTATCGAATGCCACGAGCAGCACATAATAAAAACTGCTCAGCGCCTAGAGGAACTGAACAGTTGGGTATCGCAAGAGTTAGAACCTTGGCAGTGCTTTATTCCTTACGCTTGGTATTCCCCATATGATGCGGAACTAACTGAGGGGATCAATGTATATTTCACTCACGCTATCTATAGTAACAATGAAATCTTCGATACCCTGCTGCCTCACATTCAAGAACATGAAGCATTAGAGCAACGTGATGGATTGTTATTCTTCAAGCGGTGTTAGTCCTGCTGCATGATCTGGATAGCATTCAACGTATGCATCCATTGGTATCACAATGTAGTCAGCTGTTAGATCTTTATCTAAGTAGTTGACAGTCATCCAACCAGGCTGCGCTTCCACAGCACCTGTGATTGTATAACCTGCAAGGATGCTGCAGAAAATTAATGGTGTCATTTTGTATCCTCTAAGTGACTAATCAAACGTTCTAGATACCAACGTGCTTTGTTTGCATCCTGTGGTGCATTACCTTTCAGCCATAGACGAAGTAGATACTTCAGTGCTTGTGCTTGAAGCATCCCTGCCTTCACATCAGGTGCATCTTGAATCGCTTCTTCAATGATATCGATAGCTTCCTGAGTCCCACGTGTGTAATGTGATGGACTATTGACCATATCTTTCTGACCAAATGGATGAAAGATTACGTCTGGATTATCCCAAGCATTGAATGCGTTTAATTCCTTCTTGAACTTATCGTAGTTTTCAAACATGGGTAGTCGCATATATGTGTTTCACTACCTAATATAAGAGTAATAGATTAATAATGAGAGATATGCCAGCACCAAAAGGTGACCCGTGTTACATCAAAAATAAAGACCGTTACTTTATGAGTGTTGCACATGCAATCGCCCGTGGCTCAACGCATCCCACTGTTCCTGGTGGCTGTGTATTGATCCGTGATCGTGAAGTCATTGGTGATGGACGCTCCGTGCTTGCCTCATCCAAAGTTGAAATTGATTGTATTACCTATGCCATTGCTACTTGTGCCAAACGCGGAACACCAACTGCAGGATCTGTTATCTACAGCACTCGCTACCCATTCTCTGCATCAGTCTTTCAAGCTCACCTTATGGGTATACGACGATTCGTAGTTGCCGCTCACGAGTGGGAGCCTTACTATAAGGATGAGTTCAGACGTGCTGCACGTTTGGCAAGAGAGTTGTCTATAGCTATTGAACCCCTGTTTGATGATGTAGACCAACGGTTCGTAGAGAACCCACATGAACTCGATGAGTTCGATCCAAAAGATAAATCTGATATTGATAATGACTGAACTACTATTTGACATAGAAAGCACAGGCTTACTCCGTAAAGGATCTACGATTCATTGCATCGTCATGCGTGATATGGATACAGTAGAAGAGCCGCTAGTGTTTGATTACAAGCCAGAGCGTGCTGTTATTCAAGGCGTCAAGATGCTTGAGAAAGCTGATGTCTTAGTTGGCCACAACATAATTAACTATGACATCCCGCTACTCTACGAACAGTTTCCAGACTTTACCTTTGGAGGTCAAGTCATTGATACTCTTGTTTTATCCCGTCTTTTTTATCCTCATCTTATGGAGCGTGATTACGAGAGACGCCCTCAAGGCATGCCGCAACGGTTGTATGGACGCCATGGCCTCGAAGCCTGGGGACACAGACTGAAGTGCTTCAAAGGTGACTTCGGTAAGCACGACGGCGCATGGGATAAGTACACACCAGAGATGCTCGACTATTGCATCCAAGATACAGAAGTGACAGTCAAACTTTATCAACTACTACAGAGGCGGATGAATGAAAATTCCTGATTACGTTGCACTTGAAATGCGCATGGCTGAACTCATGGCTCAGCAAGAAGCTAGTGGCTTCCGCTTTGACATGGATGCAGCTGAACGTGTGCGTGATGAACTCGCATGTGAGGCTAAAAAGCTTGAAGAAAAAATTGCAAGCATTTATAACTACTACCCTGGCAAAGTCTTCACACCAAAGCGCACGTCTGCCAAGACTGGCTACGTCGCTGGTGCACCGATGACAAAGCTCATTGACTTCAATCCAACCAGTCGTACTCACATTCACTGGGCACTGACCACCTTCCGTGGTGCTCGCTTCACCAAGGTGACTGATGCTGGCAAGCCTAAGGTTGACGAAGCTTGTCTCTCAGAGATCAAAGACCTTGCACTGACTGCAGGTAATCAGCAGTTGCATGATGAGTGCGAGATGTTTATTCGCTTGCTTACTCTGCAAAAGCACATGGGTCAGCTGTCTGAAGGTACTAATTCATGGCTCAACTCGATTGAACCTGATGGTTGTATCCATCACAGCTGCCTACTAGCTACGCAAACCGGTAGAAATATTCACCGTGGTCCTAACTTAGGCCAGGTCGTTTCTGCTCCTTGGGCTAGAGAATTGTTTGTTCCGTTCCCTGGTCATGTCATGGTCGGAGCGGATTTAGAAGGGATCGAATTGAGGGCACTTGGGCACTACCTTGCTGCCTTTGATGAAGGAGCCTTTGCTGAAGTTGTCTGCAACGGTGACATTCACCAGCAGAATGCTGATCGCGTGGGATGCACTCGGCCTCAGGTCAAGTCGCTCACCTATGCGTTCATCTATGGAGCTGGCGATCAAAAGCTCGGCCACGTCTTGCATCCTGAGTATTCAGATGCACAGAAGAAAGCACTAGGCGGTGACCTTCGCCGCAAGTTCCTTGATGCTATCCCTGGTCTTGAGCCACTCATTGATGCTGTCAAGCTCAAGGTTCGTGAGACTGGCAAGCTCAAAGGACTAGATAAGCGTCCTATCTTCTGTGACGGTGAGCACAAGAGTCTTAACTTCTTGCTCCAGAGTTGCGGAGCGATTATCAGCAAGCGTTGGTGCGTCATTGCACAGACCCTGCTTGATGACGCTGGTCTTACCTATGACAAGGACTACACTCGCTGCGCCTATGTGCACGATGAACAACAGTTCTCTGTCATCCCATCAGAAGCAGACCGTGTCGCACGATTGCTTGTAGACGCTGCACCACTTGCTGGTCAGTATTACAAATTCCGTGTGCCTATTACTGCTGCATCTGACATGGGTGCTAACTGGGCTGCTACTCATTGATGTTCGCCGTAAACATGAATTAATAGCTACACTAGTAATACGTTCATCTCAACACATTGTTGGGACGCAAGTAAGCAAGATAAGTGCTGAAGGAACGGGGACTAACCAAAACATTGGAGTTCCAATCATGACTAACGTTCAAGTAATGAGCCTTGAAAATGCTCGCAAATCCCTGGTCCGTGCTCGTAAAGAG